TAAAACTGTACCCGCCGCAGCCAAAACTCTATGGCAGGGAAGCAACGCCACCAAAGACTATCTGTCTAGAGCCGCTACTGACAGATCTCTTGGAGGTATTATGACCAAGGGAAAAGGCAAGCTTCCTGGCTCCATACTGACAGACCAGACTATGCCTGCTAATCTTTCAGGGGCGCGAACATTGAACATGGCTGAAAGCCTGAGAAATCAAATAGGTCCTGGAGCCAGCAGAGAAGTTAAAGACATGCTAGACCAAATATCTGCAGGAGCAAAAGGGAGAGCAGGTCAGCAGTTAAATCGTGTAGGCACCAACGCAATTCAATCTCATATAGCAAAGCTGGAAGAGCAGTCAAGACTAGGAGGAGCACAAGGAGCTAAAGCTCACTCTAAATTAAGAGATATCAGCAAAAACAATTGGTCGGCTATAGGTAAAGATCTTAATCTAGATCCTAATGTTGTTCAGGGTATGAAATCTCCAGGCTGGGCGGCAGGAAAAGGTGTGCATGCTCCTGACGCGGGGCGCTTGGCAAAAACAAGAGACTGGGCAAAGGACTATGTGAATAATCCTGGTAGCGCTGTGCCGTTCAGCAATATAATGACAGGTGAAGGGGCTGCAGGAAGTCCAATTGACACCGGAGCCTTTAGATGGACTCCAGGTAAAGGATTATCAGCCGCAGGAACAGGTGCAATGATTGGTGGAACTGCAGGAATGCTAGGCGGTCCTCTTGGATCGCTTGCTGGTGCAGGCGTAGGCGCAGGAATAGGAGGGCTTGCAGGCACACTTGGACCAGGCGGAGCACTCGTAGCCGGAGGCGTGCCACTGGCATTAGGAGGAATGTGGGCAGGTAAAAAGATTCTAGGAGGAGGTTCTGGAGAGCAGGATAAATATGGTCTCCCAGTAGACAGACATAGAGCCCTTCCAATTATGAGCAATCAGGCTACAGGTGGAATAGGAGGAGCAATTCTGGCCTCACTAATTGCTAGAGAAATGGGTATGGACTCAGGTCTAATGGGTATAGCTGCTCCTGTACTTGGAGGCATCGCAGGGCATAAATATCTTCCTGAAATGATGAACAAATGGAAAGATCCGTATGGTGTAGGAGAAAATCAGATTCACCCTATACAGGCCTACTATAACCGCCAATAGCTATGCAACAAATATACCTTCCAGCCTTCTATCTAGGCGTACATGAAGAACTACAGAAGCAGGCAAGATGCTGGGAGGGTTATGAGACTGTACCTGGAAAAGAGCCATACTCTGAAGACAGCTGCAGACCTAAAAAAAGTAAAAAAGAAAAGAAAGCGGCTACAGACCTCAGTAGCATGCCTGTAAACGAAAACATTCTTCCTAACATCGACAGACAGGCTAAATGGAGATATGTTAGAACTAAAGATGGCTTGAAGCTTAGTGATGGAAATCTTGTGTACAGCTTTGGAGGTTTTCCTGAGCAATATCCGTCAGAAGACTCTAGAGTTTCGAGGATGACTGACGACAACATTCTTAACTTTGAGAACGACGCTTTGAGTAAAGGTACAGCCCAAATTCATAGAAGCAGTCCAGACAACATTTATATGACACTGGCAACAGGAGGAGATAACCCTACATTTATGCTGCAGCATGAAGGGGGACAGAACTGGAGGTATAGCCCCTCCAAAAAATTTATAGCAAAACTGAAAGCCATGGAGTCAGGCAGTCCGACGCAAGTTGCGCCAGCAGTCGCTCCTGAGAGCGTAAAAGAAGAAGAACACCCTCAGGTGAACTCTGTGCTTATAGACCCTGCGTCATTAATGTCAGGTGGCCAGGATGCAATAAAACAAGCCTTTGATCTTTCTTCAAATGGAGGTATATTCAATGATGCTACAGACGCAGCTAACAGTATAAACGCTGGGCTCAGCAGTATTGGAGAGTTTGGAAAAGGGATGATTAGCTCGATGAGCGAAAAACCTATAACCTCCATTGCACGCTCTCTTATAGGTGCAAAAATTTTTAATGACATTAGAGACAAAATTAATCCTGAGCGCGTACATGAGCGCATGATTGACCCACGAGCTAGAACAGATTCTTTAGTTTGGCCTCTAGCCGGAGCAGTTGCTCCAGTGGTTGCAAGCTCCGCTATCATGGCAAAATAATTTATGCAAAACACCTATAGCCCAAACGCAATATCTCCATATGGTGTAAAGATGTATGGAATGGATGTATTACAGAGCAACGCTTCTGTGCTCTCAAAAATAATCAACAACGATCATGGGCTTGACGAAAATAAAAAGCAGTCGGTATTGGCTATGCTTGATAACCCAAAAACTTTTAATAGCTTGCTCTCTGGAGCTGCAGGAGGAGCACTGATAAGATCTGTAGGTAACTTTGAGAAAATGTCAAAGCCTGCACAGATGCTAGTGACTATGGCTGGGTTTGGTCTTGGTCGAGCTGTTTATGATTTATTTCATGACCCTGAGACATTTTCAAGCTATAATAGCAACAAAGATACAATAAAAATTAAAATATAAGTATGGAAATGACAAAATACGCAAAAGCTATCAAGAGCATGCTTGCCGAAGAACTTAGCAAGCAGGGTTCATCTATTGAAGAATTTGAACAGGCTTTACAAACTATTAATACAGGTGAAGGAGTTTATAAGGTAGCCGAAGCAACTTCCAATATAGCTGGAAATTTTATGGGTGCTGCAGGGTCACTTCCAGAATTTGCATTCAAGACAACACTCACAGGAGGAGCCTTGGGAGGATTGACTCTAGATGAGATGGACAAATCGGTGCATGAGGTGAACAAAGCTCTTGATCGCGAGCGCGAGAAGATTAACATGGTCAGACGTATCACAGAAAACCTTAAAAAAGAACATGGATTCATTTAAAGAAGTTAGAGCTACAGAACATTTTGATTTTGGTGCAAGCGCCTACGACCTGTCTATTACAGGCAAAAAAAGAAATGTGCGTAACGAAGTTACCAACAAGGGATTTGATCCTGAAGCGGTAATTGATGCTTATGAGATGGCTAAGGGAATCAAGAAAAGACCTAAAGCCCAGGAGATGGATGATTATGTTTTCAAAAACATCATCCTAGATCCAGAGCAGCAAAAAGATCAGGACATGCTCAATGAGCTCATGAACAATAAGAATTATATGATTACTCTATGGAAAGATACCTGGACTCCTCAGGGAAATTTCAGAGTGTTTATAATCTACGGAAGTAAAAAAGAAAAAAATTAAAAGATTATGCAACATAAAAAAGCCTCCACACCACTACCTTTATCTCCAGAAGAAACTCAAGAAGCGTCTCAGCTTTTTGGTAGAAGTTTATTTAGTGCCCTTCAGTTGGCAAAAGAGCAGGAAAAAAGAAAGCTGCTAGAAAGACAGGAGATGTTCAAGGACGACGGCACATTGAGAATCCCTGTTCCTGTAAGCATGCTTCCTGTTAGAGATAAAATGGCTCAAGATAACGAAAGCAGTGAAGACGTCAATGTGACGAAAGCTCCGCTCGCATTACTTGGCGGAATTGCAGGAGGGGGAGCAGGATCAGCTTTACGAAACCAATCAAGAGGTTTTTTGCATGGCGCAAAAAGAACTATGCAAGGAGGATTGCTTGGGGCGGCCGCAGGTCTCGGTGGAGGAGCTTTGCTTGATGCGCTCATCAATGAAAAAATTAAACAGCGAAACTTACGTCTAGCTCTTGATAATGATTCAGAGAAGATGGCAAGTACTGAAAGTTATGGAGATTCACCTGGGTTATTTGCCAGGGCATTCAGAACTAGCAACGAACCTTTACGTATGCTTTCAGGAGGACAGGAAGGCTTTAGTAACGCTAAAAGAGACTATTATATGCAAGAGCGTGCCAGAATTCATAAAGAATTGATGGACGCACAGAAGGAGTACATCAACACATTATCCAGAATTAAAACAGGTTCAGCTGAAATTGAAACTCCTTGCGTAGATGCTTTCTGTAACGGTATAGCTCACACAACGTTATTTGGTAAAACTGCAGATTTTCAAGAGCCTGAGATTGAGGAAGGCGCCATCAAGAGATTACTCTCAGATACTTTAGGTGTAGCCAAAAAACCATTCCAGCCAGCAATGGATGCTGCCGCAACTGGTCTTGTAGGTACAGCTGCAGGCGGAGCATATCTCACATATCTCCTTAGGAAAAAGATGCGTGAAGAGCCTGAGAAGTATATGAATGAATCTCTGCCAACCAGGGTTGAGCTCGAACCTTACGCCTAATATGAAACTTGATTGGACAGAATTATCGAAAGGCATAGACGACAGCCTTCAAAAAAATGCAAATTGGGGTAAGCTGGTTAGACCCCTTCTTGTAGGTGGAGGGCTTACAGCCGCAGGTGCAGGAGCAAAGCATTTAGCATCAAAAGGTGTTGGATATGTTGAAAAAGGTATGGAGGGGCTTGCTCCTACAGTTGGTAATTTACTTCCGTCGATGTTGAATAACAGATTTGGAGGATTATCTCACTCAGCACAACCTGGAGGCTTGAGACCTATTATAAACGTAAACCTAGCAAAGCCCAAAACTATCTTTGATATGTCTCCAGGAGAAGTGGGTTCATTGTCTTCCCCAAACATGGGTGAAAGTTTTGTAGACAATTTTAAGAAAACAGGAGAACTGGCTAAAAAGGCAGATCTGGTCACAGATGCACTAGCTAGGGCAGCTCAAATGAGATTAGCTAATAAAGTGATCGACTCTGTAGCTGCTCCGCAGCAAGCACACACAGCTACATCACCTGAGGACAGTAAAAAAATAGAGCTCGTTTCTAAGTACCCAGAAATGGCAGAGATGCTTAACAAAGAAGAAAACAAGGCCTATCTTGAAAAGCTTTTAAAAGAACAATCGTAATTGCTTGCTTTAAACAGGCTGACCATTTATTTTAAGATAAATTATGGCAGCCAATAAACAAATCTATATACCATCAATAAACATAAAAGGCGCATTTATGGAGGAGATTGGAGGAGCTGATGACAAGATTGCTTACCCTGGAGAATCTTTTGATATCTCTCTTTCTCTAGAAGACTTCCAAAATTCTGAAGAGTACCATACGACCTGGATAAATATTACTAGAGCTGTAAAAGCAAAATTAAACAAGCATGCAACCAACTAATCCTCCAAGTAACACTAGACCTTTTTTTGACCCTGTCGGATTGAGGAAGATGCTATTTGATACCGCGATAGATTCTTTCGGTAAAAAAATAAATGCTATTGAGACTCAGGATTTTAAACTGCAGGCTAAAAATCTAAAGATAGATGCACCTACGATCACTACAGCAACACAGAAAAAAGCTGTACTCGAAAAGAAAGACCTTACAGTACCTTTGAAGGGAACAGTAGATCTTATACATAAAGCATCCGGTAAAGTACTAGAGTCTAAGTCTACAACGATTGCGCACATTCCTTATGTAACGAATCATAACACTGTGATTTATAATGGCTCTGAGTATGAGAGTCTTAATCAGCAAAGACTTCTACCAGGTGTATATTCCAGGATCAGACAAGACGGAATTCCAGAATCTCACATCAATCCAGAGGCCAGAACAGGACAGTCTGGACGTATATTATTTCTACCTGAAAAACAACTTTTTGTACTGATGATAAAAAATTCTCAAATTCGTCTTTATGGTCTTCTAAAAGACCTTGGACTTTTAGATATGAGTATCAAGCAGGCTTGGGGAGAAAAAATTTACAACGCTAATAGAAGTCAGTATACAGGCGACGAGGTAGACAAGCTGTATGGTATTCTAATCGGCGGAGATTAGCCTAAAAAAGCTGAACTTTTTTAGTGAAATGCTGTAGACGTAGCTTATAATAACTATTCTCTATGAGTCTTATAATTCGAGTTGAAGAAGATAACGGACCAGAAACATACGTAAAAAAGTCTCACGTAGAAGGCTTTGGGTTGTTCTCATCAAGAGCTTTTGAGCCTGGCGACGTTGTTGTTGACTACAACCTTTTTCCATCCAGCTGGTATAAAATGAAATACGCTGATCTTACAGAAGAGCAGATTTCTAGAAACGCCTATGTTATGCTGGATAATGAGTACTGCCTAACCAACGACAAGTATTCTAAGTTTTCATTCATAAACCATTCAAGAGAACCTAATTGCGATTGGATTGTCAGAGATCGTGTGATTGTCGCAAATAGGCATATACCTGAAGACGAGGAACTTTTCGTAGACTATAGGATGGAGCCTAGACCTAATAGGGTAGGCTACCCATCCTGGATTTAACTCTTGCAAAAACTTTTACCCTAGGTAATAATACTTTTAGCAATGGAGTAGATCCTCGATCCTCTGGGAACAATGTTCCTGTTGCATCCTGACTTTCTGTTGTTAAAAACAAAAACAACTAAATAAAATAAACTAATATGCCAAATCTAGTACATATCCAAAAATACGAACGTCCTGAGAGTGAAATGCCTGAAGGCGAAACAAGTGTCGGCGGACTCAAGAGCAGCCGTTACGAAAAGTTGCAAATCAGCTATGGAGTAATCAACACAGACGAGTACGAAAGCGGAGACACTATTGTTTTTGCTGACGTTCCTTCTAGGGACATTATTCGCGCAACAGTCATCGTGCATACCACGAACCCTGCTGAGCTCTACGTCTATCCAGGAACAGACGTTTCTGGGACTTTGACACTCAGAGCTACACAACATGCAAAAATCAGTTATGTGATTGAGTACGTGCGTGGTACAGGCAGAGTGGGTCCTGTTTCCGGGCTGGCCGAAGGTGAAACATCCGACGATCAGGGCGACCGCCTCAAGATCACCGTGACTACAGGTGTAAGCGTTGCTGCAGGCACAGCTTCTGGCGATGAAAACATCGGCGCAACTGGAGCAACTGGAACAAGCACAGGCGCAACTGGAGCAACTGGTGTCGCTGGTCCTTCGGGAGCTACCGGAGCAACAGGCGCAACTGGAGCATAAGCTTAAACAGCTAGCTAGAATAAAAAGAGGCGCAGCCAAAAGCTGCGTCTTTTTTGTGCAAAAATCGCTTGATCCTCTTTTTTACCTGTAGTATGTTTTTACTTGAGCACAAGCTCAATCAAACAATAAGTCACTATGCCTGAACAACAAACAACAAAAGAACAAAAGATCTACAACCTTGTAATTGAGTTGGAGATAGCTAAAAAAAACAAACGTGACGTGGTTAAAGCCCACAACGAAGAAGTAAAAAGAATTCAAGCAGAAATTAAAGACTTGCTTACAGATAACAACGAAATAGAATAACTACTATGGAATTAATTGAAGAAAATAAAGAAGCGCAGACAGCTGTTGTGCCAGAAGATAAAATTGAGCTTCCGCTGTACGCAGAAACACTTCCTAATAATCCCCACATTTCTCTGGTGATTATTGCTGATGCTATTAAACAAGCGTCAAAAAATCTTGAAGAACTCGAAGTAAGATTTCGCTCAGGTTCAGATCAATTACAGCAATTACAGTCTATGCGGATCGCTACCACAGCTCAAAAAAACATGCTGACTGAGTTGTACCAAAAAATTATTGAGCTAGATAAATTGAAATAATTATGTTCACGATTATCACCATAGCCTTTGTGGCAGCTTATTTTATTCTTATATGGTTTAGAACAGATGCGGTGGCAGAGTACTTCAATCTGCTAAAGATACCTGTACTGTTCAGATTAAAAGAATATAACAAGTTAAACCTAGAAGGCTATGGTGGTAACTATAGCAGTTTTTTGCATGAGTATTACAAAGATATGTTTTTAGTTAGGCTTGTATCTTGCCCTGTATGCTTGAGCTTTTGGTGTGGAGCTTTTTCAGCTCTCTGGTTTGGTTCTTTTTTACATTTCATAGTAGGACCTCTGACTTTATTTTTTTACGCTATTTTTAACAAGGTACTCTAATGCCCAATAAAATTGATCTCAACAGTTTGCATTTAGGTAAACCTCCTGAGGGAGATTGGGATCAAAAGTTTTTTGTAAGTTATCTCCCAACGTCTCCAGAAGAGCAAAAGCCTGACTGTCCTCTTCCTCCAAGCGTAATTCCGCCGGTTACACCTATACCTCTGGTTCCACTTGACGTAGGTTGCACGTATAATTTCCCTGATATTATACCTTTACCTCCCACGATAGATATTCCTCAAATAATACCGAAAGCTTGCGAAAGATTAGCTATATATAATGCTGTCAGTGTTTGTGGAGGCAATTTATCTCTACGCTACAACGGAATGACTGGAGATAACACCTGCAGTTTAACCCTGTCTGGATATGTTCCATGCGTCAGCGGAATTAATGGAGCAGACGGGGTGGACGGCATAAACGGAAAAGATGGTATAGACGGAGTTGATGGGAGAGATGGCATTGATGGGAGAGATGGAGTAGACGGTATTGGGAGAGATGGAGTAGATGGCGCAGAGGGGCCTCAAGGACTCGCGGGCGCAAACGGGGTCGACGGTAAAGATGGAAAAGACGGCGAAGACGGCAAGGATGGCAAGGATGGGGTAGACGGAAAAGATGGCGCGGTATTGGATTGCAGTTCATGTAAATCCGGCGGAGGCGGAGGATGCACATACGTAATGGGAACTGACCGCTTTGGCAACCAACGTCCATCTGATCCCGCCGCAGCCGCCGCATGGGACGCAGCGCACGCCAGTGAAACTGATAGTTATATCCCAGGCGCAAGCACAGGGAACGGTTGCTGGAATTGCAAGGCCACGTCTACGTGTCCAGGAAGCAATGCAAGCGCCTCTGCCTCCGCATGGGCGGAGGCTTCCGCGTCGGCATTTGCGGACGTATGGGCAGCCATTAACGCCGCAGCACAGGCAGCGGCTGACGCTTATGCAGAAGCATTTGCAGCGGCTAGCGCAGCGGCTGACGCTTATGCAGAAGCAAGAGCAGCGGCTAGTGCAGCAGCAGAGGCTAAGGCGGAAGCATCAGCATCGGCCACTGCGGCAGCTCAAGCTCAAGCAGTCGCCGAAGATGCCTCCTGGGACGCAGTTAGGGCTTTAGACAACGTCGATTCACTATGGAAAGACAGCGAAAATCTCTGGTCGTCTCTTCAATCCGCAGAGCGATCAATAGCTAGTTTAAAGCCGGCGTTTGAGAACATCTACCGATGGATAGCTCAAGCTGCAGGACACCTTCATGAGCTGAAAGCTAGTGTAAATTCAGGATGGTCGTCGTTAGATGGCACAATACAGGCAATATACGAGTATATTGGATGCGTAGCAGATGGACTTACTCTCCAAGTAGACACAGAGTCTATGCAATACTGCTCTGGAGGTGCAAGTACAAGCAGTTTTACTTATGTAAGTAATGTAACTTTAGAAAGTAATTGCGGTAGCAGCGGAGGCGACAGTGGTCTAGATGGTGAGTTAATCGTCGGTAACTCCCCAGAATGGACGGGAGCAGGAATAGACATAGGTTAATATACAAATTATTTAATTATGCTGGGAGGCGAAGGATCTAACTGTGAGTGTAATTGTACTGGAGGTGGATTAAAAGGATGTGAGTGCGGTACAGCTGCCGCCACTGAATGTTGCGGAGGAGAAACTGGCTGTGCATGCGGTAATTGTAAAAGTGGAGTAAGATGCTGCTGCTGTCCTGTAAATTATAGTCCGAATGGTCCAAATTGCTCTTGCGTCTACACACCTTGCAACGACAATTAAAAATTAAGCTATATATGTACAATTTTACTTTAGAAGAATTAAACAAATTGTCAGAATATGAAAAACTAGAAATAGTCATGTACGCCATGACTATTAAAGAACGCGCAGATAAAAGAGATTTATACCTGCTAGATGGCGCATTTCACAGAATGCATAGGAGAAAAGAAAATGCTTTATTTAGCTATTGGAAAAAAAGATTAGATGAAGATCCTAAAGTAAAAGATTTATTAGCTTCTTCGTGGGCAGGCTTTTTAAAAAATGTAGAGCAAAAAAAATCTATACAACCAAAGCAGGCACCTTTCTCAGGATTTTTACCAGACCCCGATAAGGATGACTCAGTAGCTATATACAATACAGTAAAAAATTTAAAGGCAAAGTTAAAAAAAATACCTGTAAATCAAGCACGCAGCACAAATGAAAATGAGTATCAAAAAAGGTTAGAACTGTGTAAAGGTTGCGAATATTTTAAAATTGAAGCCTTCGCAGGTACAGGTCAGTGCTTGAAATGCGGGTGCTCCATCAAGTATAAATTAAACATAGCTAATGAAAAATGTCCTGTAGGTAAATGGCGGGAAGAGGATGCGGTGAAAGAACAGTATGAGACAACAGAAGAAGACATTGCTAATTTTTGCGTAGTTGCTCTTAAATTTAAAGATTTACTAGTTATTAATAAACTAAGAAACATCCCTGATTTAACTCTAACCATAGAAAACATAGAACATTTTAAAACTCCTAATAACTTAGAATATTTAAATAACCAATACTCTAATTTTTTAGTTTTAATTCATGAAAATATGCCTACTGTGAGACAAATTCTTGAAGAAGAGATTAAAAAATTAAATACTCGGATTACAGACTATTATCAAGAAGAAGAAGAACTTTTAGTTTTTTCTTAAATACTACAGACTTTAAATTATGCAAAACGAAAAAATTGTATTCACCTCGAAAGACTTGCAAAACTATTCAAAAACTACATCAAACACTGTTAATGAGATTGAAAAAAACGGTGAGTGGAACGAACAGAGGACCGAGCTCAGTGTATCTAGAGAAAAACTATTAGAGGTTTTAGAAGCTAGCAATGTTTCTACTCCTGCAGCTACAGATATAGTTTCATTAAACTCATTAAAAAATAACTACGAGCTGTCAGTTTTCCGTTGGGCAATATTAGGTTTCCCTGTAGTTAAAAAAGAAGATTGCTTGAGTCGCATTACTGCCTGTAAAGGTTGCTCGTTCTGGGATAGTCATGAGAGATCTCCCAACATAGGTCACTGCGTGCTATCTGGTGAGAGTAATATAAAGCCTTGGCTAGCAAACGAACAATGCCCGACGCAAAAATGGTCTGCCTCTAATACTCAGGAATCTCAATCGTAGAAGAAAGGAACTCTTGATGATCAATCCATACAGGCTTATTTGTAGCATTGTCAATTACCTGGCGATAAAGCTTTCCGTCAGCGCCTTTCCTCGTGTTGTTAACGAAAAAATTTACTACCCCGATGGTGTTTGCTTCTACTGTCTGGATAGGGTCAAGAAGCCCAAACTGTGATTCGTTAACCTCGCGAGAAGTTTCTGGGATTGCTTGCGTAGAACCTATCCCGCCTTCACCCATCTTAGTGACCTTGTGAGCCAGCATATATTGCTCCATAGGATTTACTCCCTCAATATTCTGACTCAGCGCATTTCCCACAAAAACAGACTTTACTTGAGGAGAAAAGAACCCTGCATGTAGCCAGGAGAGGTTTCTTTTTTGTCTTAGTTTGCTTTTAGCTTTAAATTGAATTTTTCCTGCATCATGTTCAATATGCTCTTTCACATGGTCCTCAGGACCCATAAACTTTGAGAAAACAAGATTGTCTCTATCGTCTGGATCTGCCTGTCGACCATATATTTTTAAAAGTTTAGCCGACGCATCTAGCATTATTTGTGGAGTTACAAAAGTAGTCGGACTTCCTAGGGTTCTACCCATGACGGACGCGTCTAACTTCATGTTTTTAAAATATTCTTTAAGCTTATTTATTTTTTCTTGTTTTGTAGTAGTCATATTAGTTATATTAGTGATTAGTTGCTAAAAATACAACAAGAACAGATGACTTTTGAATTTGATTATAACACGGATACAGATGAGATAACAATCGTTTACGATGGTTCTTGTGTTTTAAAGTCTACGTTTGACGGTGAGCGGGTTGCCTATAAAAACTTTGAAAGGCTTAAGGATGAAGAAGTAGAGGGTATGTTAAAAAGACTTTGCAGAGAAGCTTTTGACGTGCTAGCTTAACTCTTCATGAATACGACAGAAAGAAAACGCCCAACTTGGGATGAGTACGGCATGCTATTGGCGCACACTGCCGCACAAAGATCGCCAGATCCGTATGTTATAGTAGGAGCAGCTGCCTTTAGATCTAACCACTCTACCGTAGCTACAGGCTACAACGGCGCTTTACCTGGTCTGGAAATAGATTGGTCTGACAGAGATGCTAGAAGACCTTTAGTCTTGCATGCAGAATACAACTGCCTTAAATATACCCAGCCTGGTGAAGTGCACTATCTTTATGTGACCATGTTGCCATGTCGTAAATGTCTGGACATGATTGATGAGTATGGTGTGAAGGAAGTTATATATGATCAAATATACGATAAAGATTGCTCATCCTTAACCAGAGCAGCTAGTCTTAAAATAGTCATACGCCAACTAACATTATCAGATGAAATACTTAGAAAAAATCAATAATTATCCTTTGAGTGTAAAGGCCTACGTGCCAGGGATTACAAAAAAGACAAACATCGTTTTGCATAGTTCTTTCTCAAGAACAAAGTACACTTTTACTGCAGATCAAAAAGATGAAACTTATTTAATGAAAAACTGGAACATTATGGCAGATAAACGTGCAGGGCACTATGTAGTAGGCCGAGACGGCACTATATATAAATGCTTTGAAGAAGAACTCTGGTCCAATCATGTAGGAGCAGGAAGGAAATTTGCTGATTTCAATAAAAGTACCATCGCAATTTTCTTGGCTAACGAGTCTTATTTAGAAAAAGAAAATAATAAATACTATGCTTTTGGTTTTAACAAACCTTACAATATGTACCAGGGTAAAGTATTTGAAATGAAATTTAAGGGGTATGAACACTGGGCTGATTTCGAGGGAGCTCAAATAGACGCCACAGTAGAGCTTATCAAAGATATCTGTACACGTAACGATATGAGTCTTACCATGAGTAAAAACACTACAAGTTTTAATGAGGATTCTGTTTGCTCCTCCAGTGTAGTTTCGTGCGCAAATTTAAACAGAGACTCTAGAAGTTTGCCCCTTTCCTCTTGGTGCCTAGATAAAATTTCTTCTAATGGAATTACGCTTGTAGGGTAGTACAAAAGGCAAGCTATAAATCTGCGTTGAGCGATGTTAATTCGCTCTCATAATACCATTGTTTTTGGTAGTATAGCTTATTAACCCTTAACCAAAAAAGTATATGATATTTGAAGAACAAATTTCCAGAAAACCAAACAAATATCCTTGGACTGAGTCTTTTATAGAAGCCATGCATAACGGCTTCTGGACGGATAAAGAGTTTTCTTTTAAATCAGATATTCAGCAGTTCAAAGTAAATCTTTCAGATAAAGAAAGAGAGATTATTGTCCGCACCCTTTCAGCTATCGGGCAGATAGAGGTAGCTGTTAAAACATTTTGGGCAAAGCTCGGAGATAACCTTCCACATCCATCCCTACAAGACCTAGGCTATGTAATGGCTAACGTGGAAGTTATACACAATAGCGCTTATGAGCGTTTACTCTCTGTTCTTGGGCTTGAGGATGTCTTTGAAGAGAATCTAAAGTTAGAATGGATTCAAGGACGTGTTAAGTATCTCAGGAAGTACACACATAAGTTTTACAAGGACAGCAAAAAGCAATATCTGTACGCTTTGATTTTGTTTACCTTGTTCGTAGAGAACGTCTCTCTATTCAGTCAGTTTTATGTAATCAACTGGTTTGCTAGATTCAAGAACGTACTTAAAGATACTGACCAGCAAGTCAAGTACACCAGGAATGAAGAGGCAATACATGCTCTTGTAGGTATCAAGATAGTGAATACTATCCGTGAAGAATACCCTGAGCTATTTGACAGTGAACTTGAAGAGCGTATTGTTGACGAGGCAAAGTCAGCTTTTGAATCTGAGAGCAAAATCATTGACTGGATGGTCAACGGTATACAAGAGAAAGGACTTAGCGCAAATATCCTGAAAGAGTTTATTAAAAACAGGATAAACGAGTCTATGCAGCAGATAGGGTTTACAAAACCTTTTGAAGTAAACGAAGAAATTCTAAAAGACAGCTTGTGGTTTGAAGAAGAACTGTTAGGTAATAACATGACAGATTTCTTCTATTCCCGCCCAGTAGAATACAGTAAGAAAAACCAATCATTTAGCGAAGACGACCTATTTTAAATTATGACTGAAAAATACTATTGGTTGAACAAGGACTCTAGAAAGTTCTTAGAGCGCGGCTACCTTCTAGAAGGCGAAACAGCAGAGCATAGAATCCGAGATATTGCTGATTCCGCAGAGCGGCTGCTAGGTATAACTGGCTTTGCTGATAAGTTTGAAGATTATATGAGTCGCGGGTTCTATTCTTTAAGTTCTCCAGTATGGAGCAACTTTGGAAGAAAGCGCGGATTACCTATCAGCTGCTTTGGAAGCTATGTACCTGATACTATGGAAGGCATCATGACCAAGGCCAGCGAAGTAGCCATTATGACCAAACACGGGGGAGGCACGAGCGCATATTTTGGAGACGTAAGAGGCAGAGGCTCAAGTATCAGTACAGGAGGAGAAAGTACAGGTGCAGTACATTTCATGGAATTGTTCGATAAACTGATGAGTGTGGTAAGCCAGGGGAATGTACGTAGAGGAAGCTTTGCGGCATATCTCCCCATAGAGCATCCTGATATAGAAGAGTTTTTAAAACTTAAGTCTGAAGGTAACAGCATACAAGATCTTAGCTTTGGAATTACCGTTACAGACGCTTGGCTTAAAGCTATGCGTGACGGCGATAAAGATAAGCGCAAAATATGGAGCCTTGCAATCAAGAAAAAGTTTGAGACAGGCTATCCGTATATTGTGTTTATCGACACTATGAACGCGCAGGCTCCTCAGGTGTACAAGGATAGAAATCTTAAAATTAAAAATAGCAATCTTTGCAGCGAGATAGCTTTATCGAATAGCGAAGATGAGTCTTTCGTATGCAACCTATCTTCTTTAAATCTTGAAAATTATGACAATTGGAAAGATACAGATGCGGTAGAAACAATGGTCTATTTCCTGGACGCTGTAATGACTGAGTTTATAGATAAAACAAAAGGCATGCAGTATATGGAGGCTCCCAGAAGATTTGCTATAAACCAGCGTGCGCTTGGTGTTGGAGTACTAGGATGGCACTCTTTACTCCAAAGTAAAATGATTGCGTGGGAGTCTATGGAGGCTAAGTTTTTAAACGTAGAGATATGGAAGCTTATCAGAGATAGGGCAGACAAAGCTACCATGAGCCTCGCAGACAAATATGGCGAAGCACCTATACTGAAAGGGTATGGTAGAAGAAACGTCACTACCCTTGCAGTCGCCCCTACAACCAGCAGCTCGTTTATTCTTGGTCAGGTTTCTCCGAGTATTGAACCTTTGAACAGTAACTATTTTGTCAAAGATCTAGCCAAAGGAAAATTTACATACAAGAATAACCACTTGCAGGCCTTGCTGAAAACCAAAGATAAAGATAATCAGGAGACATGGAAGAGTATCCTTGTAAAAGGGGGAAGTGTGCAGCATCTAGATTTCTTGTCTCAAGAAGAAAAAGATGTGTTTAAGACTTTTGGAGAAATTAGTCAAAAAGAGATTGTCATCCAGGCAGGACAACGTCAAAAGTATATTGATCAAGCCCAGAGTTTAAACCTAATGATCCCTCCAGACACTAAACCTAAAGATGTTAATGAACTAATTCTGTTTGCCTGGGAGATGGGTGTAAAAAGCTTGTATTACCAGCGCAGCGCTAATCCGGCCCAAGAATTAGCCAGGAATATAATGAGTTGCCAAAATTGTCAGTCGTAGCGTTAGCTAATAGCTAAAAAAAGAAATTCCCGGCCCCTTGTAGGGGCCGGGATATTTTATTTAGACTTACTGATCCTTGCAGGTTTAAGCGGACCTCTTATATCTATATTTCTATAGCTTTTCTCTATATCAGGAGCAGAGGTCATTATCTTCACTGCAGTCATTCTGCTGGCACCTGGCGGAGTTGGCGCCAAGAGCGGTTCTGGCTTTGGTTTATACCAATGAGGTTTCATTTTGTGGGTTTATTTAAAAGCTATTTAGCCTTCATAATATTATACCAAAATTAATGCAATTTGCATAAAACGCAATAATTATATTCTTTTTTACCTGGAGAGGATATTGGTGTATAGTAAGGTATGTCCAAAAAGAAAAGCATACTTATATATGTTGAAAACCCTATGTGCAGTATTGACTGCGCAGACGGTTTAAGGGATGTATTGGACAAATCAGGAGAATATACTACCACGCTTGTAGGCCCTAGCAGTTTACCTAAAAAAGAACTTACAGCTGAATTGTTATATTCTGCAGACTGTTTGGTTATTCCAGGAGGAACAGGTGACGCATCTAAGTTTAAAAAATCTAATTTAAAAAGCATCAAGAAAGACCTGCAGGAATATATCCACGAAGGCGGCAATTATCTCGGCATATGTATGGGTGCTTATTTTGCAGACAGAAACTACTTTAATTTACTTTCAAAAAACACAAGAGCAGTGCAATACGTAAAAAGAAAAGACTCTACTATTAAGCATGAAAAAAGGGCGATTGTAACAGTCAGCTGGTATGATGAAGAAAAAAGTATGTACTTCCACGACGGCACAGCATTTGTTCCATCTTTATTTAGCCGAAAAATATCAGGAGACATTATAGCTACATATCAAAACGGTGACGCCGCCGCATTGATACAGAAAAACGGACTAGGAAATGTAGGCATTATAGGTCCTCACCCAGAAGCGCAAAAGTGGTGGTTCTATGTGCAACCAAAAATCAAAAACAGATGGCTGGATTGCATACAGCATCAATTGGTTTTAGATTTTTTAAAAAAGTTGTTGCACTAGGAGGTCTACCGTCTATATTTAAATCTAATGAGGCTGAGCTAAGTTAGCTCTCAGATTTAAAGCAAACAAAATCAAATAGATATTAATTATGAGTGACGCTGCAGATTTAAAAAACATACTTAAATTGTTAGACGTGCAAAAGATACAAAAAAATGTAGAAGGTGTACAGTCAGAGATTATGAGTAAATTCAATGATGTAGCTAAAATTGTTGAGGCTATTAAGAATATCCCTTTGCCGACAAACACGCAGTGTGCAAGTCAAAAACAAATCGACAACTCCGTACAGGCTACGCATCCTTTAATGTACAACGACTTACCAGAAACGGACAAAAGCAACATAGTGTTCATGCCTGCGCAAAGAGCTGAAGACACAAAGGTTTTTGTTGGAGATATCGAATTAACTTGCGTAGTCAGAGCAAAAATAGACTATAATCCAGATTTAGGTTTTCCTGTATTGCATCTTGAGATTGTGAACCCTACAATTCTTCATGATTGTATATAGTTCTTTTTAGTAGAGTCGTGTTGTGTTGTTGCGAACGAGACAGCTGGTCTGGAGAAATCCAGGCCAGCTTTCCTTTTTGTCTGATAGCTAAAAAAATGCGCACACCAAGAAATAGAACCCTGATGTGCGCATGAACTACCAACTCCAGTAGATTTTGGCGCCACGATTGGCGCATCCTCTACCAAGCTCCAATAACTTGACCGACCGCATTTCTCCGAATGCTGGACTCATCTGAGTCGACTAAGACACTGTAAGGCATTATTGCGCCCTCAAAGCTCCAGTGGCTGTTCTGGGCTGCAAGAGCATCTGTGGGAGACTTGAAGTAACCCTTCGTCTCACCATCTTCGCCAACTATTTTGGTACCAAAGAATATTTTATCCATAACTGAACTGTTCTCCTAGAGGTCCTAATAACACTGTATCTTATATAGAAGATAGGGGAGCAGATGCTTCGAATCACCTACTCCCCTACGACAAACCAATCGGTTGTGTCTTCAGTGCCTTTCGGCACATTGCGACGAGTTAACAGCCTCGCAGTCAGCCGGAGTCAGCCCTGCAGCTATATTATAGCTACAAACTCTGATTCATATTAATATACCACAAGAGTAGCTAGTTATATGCGGGGGGGGGTAGGGAGGGGTATAGAAAGTAACTAACAGCTAAAAAAGAGCGACAGTAATAGGTACTGCCCGGTGCGCTCTTTAGTGTTACGCTAGGTATCCTGTTTTTACAAACTTCCGCTTTTTACTATTCCAGCGACCAAATGCCACCGGCCCCATTTCTGGCGTGAGCTTCATCATCGGCGACATTTTGGGATAATAGTAATCATCCAATATCACAACCAACTGATCAAACTCCGCGCCCTGTGCGGCGATTCTAGGGTTTTTCTTTAAGTGATTTAGCATGTTCATCACCTCTTCAATGGGTATATCCAAATCACCATGGTATGATACAACGTCTTCATACTCTCCCGTATCAAAGACGTTATCAAACGTACTTTTTTGCTTACATACGACCACCGCAATCTTTTTTTCTGATATTTTCATTTGGTTAATTGAAAGGCCAACTAGCCTTCATAATATTATACCATAAAACCTATTAATTATGCTGTGGTGAGAGCCAAGCTTCAGGGAGGGGGTATAATTAGTGTATACACTAAAAAATAATAGTATTATAATAGTAGTATGCTATTCATTATACTTGTCGCTTTTAGTGCTTTGTTTGTGGCTGGGTGCGCAGCCTTCTTCAGCATCAAGGGGCTTATTGTTCTGTTCTCTGGAAGCAGTCTGGCAATCGGGATTATGGCCAGCAGCCTTGAGATAGGTAAGCTGGTCGCAGCCAGTTTCCTGCATACCTATTGGAAGCATATCAGCTTCCTGCTGAAGACATATCTTTGTGTTGCTGTACTCACTCTTATGGGAGTTACTAGCCTAGGTATCTTCGGCTTCCTCACAGGAGCCTACCAGGTGCACTCTGCGACTGTAGGTACTTTTGAAAGTAAGATTGAAGCTTTAACTACAGAAAAGACAGCTATTGAAACTGGCGTAGCTGAATATAGCGAACGAATCAAAAGTCTCACCACGCTGAGACAAGATCAGGAGCAGCGAGTTAAAGATGCTGGAAACTATAAGGCTCCTAGAGAGCAGGCATACAAGGCTATCGAAGAAGCCAACCTTGAAATTAAACAGAAAGAAGAATCACTGGCTAAAGACAGAGAAAGAATCATTGAAATTGAGAAGGATATATCTGAATTAAAGATAGGTATGAATACTACTACAGATGTGGGCTCGTTTAAGTTTATCGCTGCGGCTACAGGATCTACTGTAGACGAGGCAGTGAGGTATTTTATATTTGCGCTAATCTTTGTATTCGATCCTCTCGCAGTAACTCTTGTATTAGCTTGGAATAAGCTATTGGAAGCTAGAAGAGAAAAGAAAGAACAGGAAGAAGCAGCCTATATTGCTAGTCTTAAACCCGTCGAATTCGAAGGGGTTAATACGCCGCAAGCAGCGCAGCAAATAATCCCGCATGAGGATGAGGTTAGCTTAAAAAAAAAGTAACTAGCGATTCTGGGTTAACTATCTCTGTAGTTCCTGACCCTATTGAAATACTAGAACAGCGTATAATCCCTGACGGCGAGAATGAGCGAGTACAATTATATCAGGCTGACCCTGTAAGCGGTGCCCCTGTGAGTGAAATCAAAGAGTTGTCAGTAGATCTGGACAGCCCCATAGTAGACTCTTCTTTAGAGCGGGTATTAACCCCAGTTGAATTAGATAAAGTAAAAGAAGAGCAAAAGAGAAGAGGAAAGATGAGTGGCCCTAACAATTCTGTAATGAACACTTGAGGTTGTTGACGCTATTAATATATTTGATAATATATCTAGATGTCTATTCCACCTATTTCTGTAACCTCCCCGCAAGTAAGCAATTATATGGGCGTGCAGCCTTTAATTGCGGCAGTTGTAAATATATCTGATTCTCTGCCAAAGACTTCTTTACCTACAGAAATCCCAGGATCCGTGCAGTCTAAAACACACAACATCAAACCAGTAGTGCTATATAATGCTCACGGTATTCTAGATATGAAAAATCCGAACACACTTTTAGCTTACGCTTAACTATCTATTTCTAACATCCTCAAACCCTAACAACTCGTCTAGGATACACTCCCAGGCGAGTTGTTCTGTTTTAAGCGAAAGCTTATAATCTTTTAGCTTACCTTTAAGATAATTAGCTTCACTCATGTTGGTCACTCTACTCATCAACTGATAGGCAAGATGATCTATTGCGTCTACATCGCTATCTGTAGCCTCTAGCGCATATTTGATTAGCTTGCTTCTAGCTTTTACGACGACTGCATAGTCTCCGGTGTACTCTTCTCCTGCTATATAGCACAGCTGCCTGTTCAACTGCTCTCTGCTTAGCGGCATTTTTTTAAAGTGCTTATAATTATGAGACATCAAAGTTTTTTTAATATCTTCTGCGCTCATATGTTCCCAGCCCTGAGTCCACTTATCTCTAGGTCTGGCCAACACCCATTCTACAGCCATATTGTAGCCGTTGTCGTTATATACACAATACCAGTCTATCTCATGAGGTAGAGGCACAACACCCAGCACATCCAAATATATTCTGCGTATAATGTACGAATCATCTTCATGCTGCCCTGGGAATATATCACTCAGACAAATGAAGGCAAATATCGCAAATATGCACAGATCTCTCTTCATTAGAAAAATATTCTGACTAGCATAATTAAAGCCACCAGCGTGCCTACTGCGCTGCCCATAATGACACCCAAACCCATAAAAATATATCCAAGTGTTTTCATACTAGTGCTGAGGATGTAATACGTTATGATTATCTTCGAAGGTTTGCACAATGAACTTACAGAGTTCGCTTCGCATAATATCTTCGTTAGTGAAAGCTAGACTATAAATGCCCATCTTCTCTGCGTGTTCTGTATTAAACATGTGTAAGCACTTATCAAAGCCTCCCTGCTTGGCTTTAGGTAGATCGCTCTGAGCACTATCAGCACAAAGAATCATCCTGGTAAACTTACCAATACGGGTAAGTAGTGTTTGTATCTCGTTGATAGTCATATTCTGACATTCATCTATAATCACACACCTAGCCGTCCAGCTGGCTCCACGCACAAAGTTAATAGGCTGGTAAATGAACCTGCCTTCTCCTTTGAGGCGCTTAACTTCTCCGGCAGGAAGAAGCTCCTCAATTTTGTCTTCAAACGGACCCATATAAGGCTCGTATTTTCCTGCAATGTCTCCAGGAAGAAAGCCTAGCTTAGAGTCTGCACTTTCTACAGCTGCTCTAACAAATACAAGATCGCTAACTTTCTTTTGGTTAAGAAGTTCTAAGCCAATCCTAACAGCGCTTAGGGTCTTGCTGCTGCCCGCAGGACCTGCCAAGAATATAATTCTGCAATCTCTACTTCCTCCAAGATCTATAAGCGCTTTTTGTTTTTCAGTCCAGGGAAGCTCTCTGATATGAAGATCAAAGTCTATCTTTTCTCTCTGATACACTTTAGGGCTAGTGTCTTTTCTTGGCTGATCCTTGGGTTTCTTTTTCGAGGCAACTTTAGATTTATCCATAAGCTTATTATACTATAAACAAATGGAGGCTGATAGCTAAAAAAAGAGCAGCCACACCTGCCCTTTTTGCTCCCATACTAGGATGTCTCTTTCAGCATACACTCAACGGCAGATTTAATTTTTGCCAGTGAGTCTGGGTCGTTGTAACTTTTGCGGATTTGTTCAATGATGCCTTCACAGCTTTGTGTGTTTTTCACAAATGTGCAGAGCTCCTTGAAGTCTGGATCGCCTGGAAGAGATAACGCCCAAGTTAAATTTTTTTGAATTGCGGCTAATCCGCAAAACTCTCTGTCTTCGTAATTGCTGATTTCTGGATAGTCGTACATGTTGTTAATATACTTGTTCCCTTTAACGTCAGTCAGACGTACGGCAAAATGCTTTGCCAGGACCATTTTGTTGACCTTACCGATATGGTCTATTCTGGAGGAGGCTGTAGCTCGCCATGAATACAATAGATGTCATAGCCTCTATCTTCTCCACGCCATTTAATTGCAGGACCGTCAGCGTTGTGCAATTCTCCGTTTTCGTCAAAATGCAACTCCAAAGGTCGATCCTGAATAAACGCCACTTTATCGTAAGCTGCCCACCAGCCTACATTCTTGGCCACATCCATCATACCCTTGAGTGTATCTAGCTCATAGAGATCTTCGTGTATGTTTCTTATGAAGTCGTAGTAGCATAACCATTCGCTGTCATGGTAGCCGTGCAGCTGCTCGCTAACAGCGTCCTCAATTTCTTCAAGAGTAAACTCAGTTCCCTCCATGATATCCAAAACTTCAATTTTTTCCCAATCGGTATCTTTAGGAAGTTTTTTGACCACGATCTGCGCTTTTGCACATTCGATAGGATTATGGAAAGGTCCAAGAAAAATCTTTGGAGGGTTCAACCCTGCATATTTATATGCAAGTTTGACGGCATCCATAGCTCTAAAAATATCCACAGGTTCTGTACTTAAACCAACGGCTGTCCACTTATTACCAAAATCTATGAGCTTATCTATTTGTTCGTTCTTTAACCCAGTTATCATAAATTTTTTTTACTTTGTTTACTTTTCTTAAACCTAGAGTATCTGCTATTGCCTTAGTCATCGTCTTACCAAGAGCACTCTCGATGACAAAATGTATGTCATCTCTGTGGTCTTTAAATACTTCTTTTACTGAAGTGATTTTCATAAGACTAACTATGCCAATAGCATTATAAAATATCAATGCTTTTTTAATGTTTTGATATTTGGTCCGATATAGTCCTCTCCATGAGGTAGACCAGGTTCTAGGTTAATGAAAGGATCTGAACCTACTGAAGCTTTATACTTGCCTGGAGCAATGTCATGCTTTGGCAGTCTTAGGTAATGATGTCCACTCTCTGGGTCCACACCAACATATTTAAATCTGCCAGGCTTGACAGTTACGCCAAGCTCTTCCTTTAGCTCTCTACTTGCGGCCTGCTGAGGAGTTTCATTTCCCTCAATACCTCCACCAATAAATCTCCTCTTACCAAAATTATCTTTCCATTTAGGATTAGACAATCTTTCTAAAAGATATTGCCCTTTATAGGGAATAATTACTCTGACTCTTTCCTGTTTTGGAAACTCTGCTTTTTTCATTTTGTTTTCTATGCCCACAGGAACAAGCATCCTGGGAGCGTGTATTTGAAACCCCGAAGGCTTGTGAGTTATGCCTACATACTTTCCGCTCTCTAACTCAGAATCCACCTTAAATTGTTTAGGACTCTTTTGAAACAGGTCGGCTAGTATTTTATTCTTACCAGCATAGTCGTTATTATCCGACTTCTTTTTAGCCTCAATCAGACGCTTTAATTCAAGCGATTTTGCCAGCTTGATTATATTGTCTGATAAAAGACTCATTATTTCTTAACGGTAAAAGCACGTTTTAGCGTACTTAAAACTTTGTCTACTTTTTGGGTAGATTTTTTTAGCTGCTGCATAACTTCATCGCTTACCAGCGGAAGATTTACATCAGGTAAAATTTTAACCCTATTAATAGTTTTTTCCATATCAATATATTATACCATTAAATTAAGCTTACGACAGCCTCGCCCAAAATACATTCCCTGTCGTTGATCCTGCGGCACTTAAATTAACCGATGCAGGAAGTGATGTATATGTTGTTAAAACTGTCTTTTTTGCAATAACAGGAGAAACATCATTAACTGGCGCATATGCGCTAGCATATCCGGCAAGGTTTGGTAGCGTTGACCCGACCACAAAAAAACTTAGGGCATAACGATTACCACCCATTAACTTTACATATGATATTGGCTTTAAATTAAGCGCGTTTTGCGTTATATTTCCAGAAAGATTAGCTGTTTCAACCAATTTTGTTGCATCTCCGGTTGAGTCATTATAAGAATAAATTCCCAC